GATTGCTGCAGATTGTGCAGCGTTAGCCTTTGAAGTAGCATCTGCTGCTGCTGTTGAAACTGCAGCGTTAGCCTTAGATGTTGCATCTGCTGAAGCAGTTGCTTCTGCTGCTGCTTGTGCAGCATTTGCTTTACTTGTTGCATCTGCTGATGCTGTAGCCTCTGCACCACTCTTGGCATTATTAGCCTTAGTTGTAGCATCTGTTGCTGCTGCTGCTTGCGCTGCTGCTGCTGCGCCTGACGCATCAAATACGCCTGACTTAATATTTAGTTCACCAGCGACAACTTCCATCTGTGTTGATTCAACGGAGGTAACAAGTGTAGTTCCTCCAACAATACCAACGATGTAGTCTTCTGAAGCCTGGTTTTCTGTAAGGATGTTAAATCCATTGATTGTACCTGTTGTACCTTCAACTACAAGACCGCTTTTGATCTTAAAGTTTTTATTTACTGTTGCCATTTTTTTATCTCCTTAAGCCTTTAATCCAATACGTGCATAACGTACGGTTATAGGTGTAATACCGCTTTCTGGAGTAACCACTAGGGCTACGGTATTTCCAGTGCGGGAGACAGTAATGGTGCCAATATTCCCATTGTTGTCGATTGTTCCATATTCGCTGACTGATACTCCTGTACCGTCAACCAAAATTGTTAGTTCTGTAGCATAAAACTTATTTACGCCACCAGATGTGTGTGCAATAGATATAAGATATTTGACCATTCGCCAAGTTGTTGCGTCAAAGTTATCAACAGTTGTTGGGTTCTGAATATCATAGATTGCAATTTCATTATTACCAGCAGATCCAAGATCTGTTGATTGTGCAGATGTAGTATCAATTAGATCTACATAGTCTTCTTGCGTTGGGCGGTCACCAGTTTGAAACTTGGTTTTTACGCCTGAGAGGGATATCTTTGCCATGTCTAAATTATAACACTATTTTTTAAATCTTAAAGTATATAGTTACTGAATCCAATGAGTTGAAGTGGGATTGGCGGGGGATTAGATGAACTGTATCCAGGAACCTTTATAGATGTAAACCTTACTCTAAAGGGTAAGTCTGATGAAATGGAAACTGAAGGATTTTTAAAAACAATGGTAGACTTTACGGCTCCTACCTGATATATGTTCTTTACTTTATTGGTTGAGTCTTCTAAGATTAAGGATGTTGCCATTAATCAGTTACATCTTCAAGGATAATCATGCTACCCTGGCAAACTGTCCATACAATTTCCCCATTGGATACTTGAATATCAAAGATGTCTCCAGTTTGAAGAATTAAAGATTGTGAAGATGATAGAAATACTGTAAACTCTCCAACCAAATCATCTGCATCTGCTTCTGGAAGCAATTGCATAATTGTAGTTGCGTCATCTGTAATAATTGGAGTTAGTTGAGATGTATTTGGTCTTTTAACTTTCATAGAGATCGTCCAGTCTGAAACGATCAATGGAGTCTTAGAGTCATCCTCTAGATAAACCTTAAATCCAGATGTATCACCTCTTACAACAGTCCAATTAACAAATGGTGGTTTTTCACCAATGTTATAAAGGCTTTGGGATGAGTTTCTTAGGATTGCCATTTTTTAATTATACCACAATTAGGACATTCCATTTTTCAATGCGCCCCAAGTACCGTTTCCTTTTGCTTCTACAACAATAATCCCATGGGCTGCATCAGAGTTAGCAACTACACCTACTGCTGCTGCGCCTGCTGCTGGTCTAGTTGTTGTAAGACCTCCACCATCTTTTACATATAGGATAGATCCGTTTGCAAAAGAACTTGTAGCAACATCTGGCATTACACCAGAAACCACTACCACTCCTTCTGAGTTATTTGCAATGCTTGTTTTAGTTAAACCAATAATAGGGTTTGTTGTTGAAGGAAGAGCAACAGCAATAGTTGTTTTAGTACTAAACCCTGTTGCATATACTGGAGTTGCTGCGGGTATAGTAGATCCCGTCACATTTTTAACATCTAATTTCATATAAGAAAGACCAAGACCCTGAAGAACTCCTTCAAGAGTAGTGACTAAAACCTCTATATCCCCGTGTACATTGACATTATCGTCAACTTGAGGATATGGTAAATTATATGTATCTGATTGACCCGTTGCCATAATTACATTATATCACTAACTTTGCACCAATATACGTCTATTTAAATAATTAATTATTTTTTTATTATCTTACTATTAAACACCCCTTGGGTTGACTTTGACCAAGAATTGATGTTATACTTATCAGTAGACACCTAACAAGGTGTTGTTGTTTTCTAAGGAGGAAACTATGATTAAATTTATCGAAAGAAACAAAGAGATCATTAGCATACTCAGTATCGGAATGTTGGTTACTGTATTGACTGGAAATGCCAATGCCTCGACTAACAGCAATAACAATTTTAGTACTGAACTGGCTCAGCCTTTGGAATCTGCCTCGAAAGAGGTTTTTTTGGTTTCTAAAGCAAAGAAACTAGAGTCTTTTGAAAATAAGACACACCTTACAGACCTTGAACTTAAGGAACTTCTGTCTTTGGTTGGTTTTAAAGGGAAAGACCTAATTGTTGCTTGGGCTGTAGCAAAAAAAGAATCTAATGGAAGACCATTAGCATTCAATGGGAACCATAAAACTGGTGACTCGTCTTATGGAATGTTTCAGATCAATATGATTGATGCTCTGGGGCCAGACCGTAGAACTAAGTTTGATCTTGAGTCAAATGCAGAGTTATTCAATCCCGTCAAGAATGCAGAAATCGCATATTATATGACCAGTGGCGGAGACGATTGGTCTTCTTGGAAGGGTATTACCCCCAAGACAAAACAATGGATGTTAAAATTTCCTAAGTAGTATAAAAAGAGATAGGGAGCCGAAAGGCTCCTTATTTTTTTACCATTTTCCAATAGGACATTTTGCTGAATTTAATTTAGACTTGACATTCATGAAGCAACCACATTTTTTACATTGATTTGTTATTTTTCTTAATTCTGGGCACTCATGACAAATAGACATTCTTAAATCTGCTAACTCTGCTGTTGCTGGTAAAGTCATAGGGTTTAACAAGTCTAAAGGAGTAACCCCATTTTTTTCTTTATACTGTTCCCATCTGCTTTTAGGCATTTTGGGCTGCGTCATAGGCTGCCTGACGCTGGGCTATCTCTTCATCTGTAATAAATGGTGGTAGTCCTTCTGTGGACATATCAAGAACAACAAACTCATTATTTACAAACTTTGCGTTTGGAGCAATTACATATCTTCCATACGGATAGGCATTTAAATCTTTAATTGTTGGGTTACTTAATAAAATGCTTCCAAAATATTCAGTTGTCTGTAGTTGATCAAGTTCAACTCCATTTTCAAGAATAGAAATAACTATGCTGTCCGTAGCATTGTCTTGAGAGATTTCTACAAAAGAATCTGCACGAAGTATCATATCGGCAGCCCAATTATAAAACGGTGCATCGTAGACCACATCTTCATCAATAATAAAAGCAAGGGCTGAGCCTCGCTCATCTGGATTATCCTTATTCCATGAATAAGTAATATCGTTGTCTGTTAACATTTATAACTCCCTTTTTAATAATTATAGCACAAACTAGCAAGCACGGCAAGAGCAAGTAGCACAGGCAGCACCTGAACCAGCACCACAACAGTTTGAAAAATTACAAAATGATGGATAGGCTGCTACGTCTGCAGAAGTACATCGTGTGTAATCTCCTCCAGTAGGTGGTGTAGGTGAAAATCCAAAGACTGTAAATGGAGAAAATCCAAAAACGTTAAATGGAGAAAACCCAAAAACTGTAAATGGTGAAAATCCAAAGACTGCAAAAGGTGAAAAACCAAATACTGCAAATGGGGGTGTTGGAGAAAAACCAAAAACAGAAAATGGCGTAAAAGCAAAGTTTCTCCAAGTGATATTTACTGGTGTTTCGTAGTCTTGTGCTGTTGCAGATGTTGGTGTTTGAGAAATTACCTTATTATGATTTGCTAATTCTGCTGCTACATCAGAAGGTGACTCTGTTATTGTTCCAACCGTAAACCCTTCTGTAACGATCTGTGATTGTGCTGTAGTCTTGTCTACTCCAAGCCAACTTGGAAGAAGTTTCATACCCTTTGATTGTGCCCAGCGTCCAATCCAACCTAACATGGCTTACCTACGCAATCAAATCGCCAATTAAGACCCAAGTGTTGGTATCTGTTTTAACAATTGTTGCTCCAGACCATCTTGAGGCAATATTCTTATTGCTATTTTTACTTAATATTGTAACTCCTGAACCTTGAACAAATGTAACGGCTCCAGTTCCTAATCTTAAAACATCAAATCTAGTTCCAAGAGGAAAAGCCTTTGAAGAATTTGGAGGTACTGTAATTGTAGTACTTGATGCAGAATCAAAGGTAATAGTCTTACCAGCATCATCTAGTGATGGCTCATAACTTGCAATTTTTGAAAGAAGGGTTGTGTATCCATGAATATATTTCCAACTTGTTCCATCATAAAATTGTAGTTGATTAATTGCAACTGCAGATGCGTCTTGTTTTACAAAACAAACCAATCCACGAACTGGAACTGGTAGCGCTGCATCTCTTGCTGCTGGATCTGCAAAGTTATTTACGCCAGCCTTATTTTTAATAGCATCTTCAAAAGTTACTACGTTTTGCCAGTTTTGAGTTCCTGACCAAGTGTAATTTGCAACAGTGTTTGTGCTTCCACCGATTGCATACCAAGAACTGGTTGCCTCATCATATACATATGCTGTTTTTGGAGAACTATTAATAGTTGCCATTACTCTGCCCACCCCATTGCTCTAATTTCTGATTCAGTCATTCCAACAACTTGAACTAGTTTAGCAATTGCTCTTTCTTTTAATATCTCTTTTTCTGTTTCTTCTACATTAGCCATTATGCACCTATTGTCTTCCATGTAGAAGTTGCAGAATCATAAATTTTCATAAGTAGTGGAGAACTTCCCTTAACTACCCATAACGTTCCATCTGTTGGTGATGTTGGTGTTCCAGAAATATAAATTGCTGTTGGATTTACTGGTGAAACGCCTGGTGTAGAAGATGAGTCAAGCCATACATATCCTTCAGATACTGTGGTTGGTTCGGTAGCAGAAACTGTACCTCCAGCACCAAGGGCATTAATTGCATCAATAGAATCTTGAATTGTTTTTAGATGATAAGCAATCGATGGGTTAACAAGTTGTGCTTCATCTGTGTTTGAAGTTAAATAGGTGTTTGAACCATAGTGATAAAGTCTTAGGGCAGCCTGAATGTCTGCATTAGCGTCATACCCTGGTATTTTTGTTGGATAGATCGAACCAATATCTGCGTCAGCCATTATGAATCACCTCTCATTTATTATACCACGATAGATATTGCTAGGCTGATTGTTTTAACAACATCATCAAGCGATACCCATGATCCCGAAGTATATTCCATTGCATTAAAGGTAAGTGGCAGAACTTGGTCTCCACCAACTGTAGTAGTTATTGAGCCAACCGATACGGATGAAGATGTTGGCTTATCATTTAAAATTGTGTATTGAACATTGAAGTTGGCACTTGTAAGGCCTTGGGCAGTATCTAAATCTAAAATATTTATTAGTGGAACCTGAACAACTCTTGAACCTGCAGTAAAGGTTCCTGCAACATTGTCATAGTAGATGTTTGGTGTTAACTTTACTATTGGCTCCCATGAAAAAACTGAAGAAGCGTTTGAGACATACTGGTACAAATATCCATATCCTGTAAGGTCTGTATTTAAAACGTTAACACATAAATCGTATGCTTGTGGTGTAATTAAAGATGGTAAAGAAGTGTTTGGGTTTCCCTTTGAAGTAAAAATGTTTGAGCCTCTTGGTCCTGGCTCTCCAAAATCAACCGATAGTTGGATCTCTGAAGGACCGCCTAAAACCTGTATCTCGTCTGTTGATAACAAAACTTCTACTGTCATTACGCACCAGTCACATCTGCTGTTACAGAAATTGTTCCCTTTAACAATGTATAAACACTTTCAACTCCATTTGAAATCTGAACATCATAATAATATGTTGTGCCAGCAACCAGAGATCTTCCAATTGACGGAGAAATTTTACAAGTAATGTATGAATAAGTTGCATCAATAATTGCAGAGGCCGAAGCAGAAAAAGTAGGAGATGGACCAACGGAATTAGCAATTTTAAATAAGGCTGTTTGATTTTCTAAACTATAAACTGCGCCATTTGCTGTTTTTGGGTAAATGATAAACTCGTAGGTGTCACCCTCGTAGTAGTTAATATTATATGTTCCTGGAAATGCCATGTAGTCCTCCTTCTTAATTATATCATGAAACAGATACGTAAATGCTCTTTATTTTAAGGCTTGCATCAAAATCTGTTCTTGCCTGCGGGACTAATCCAGAAGACCACAGAGACTTATCCTCAATGTAAAACTCCTGATCTATTGAAAAGTTATATGTATGCTGATATTTAAAGCAACCAACAAACTTTACTACAGAATGATCCATTCCAACAAAACTAGATCTTAGCCACAATTCTGTATTGTTAACATAAGTCTCTAATTCGACATTATAAGTTACCTTTACGATTGAGCCAATCTTTAAACCTCTAAATGTAAGCATTCCAGCATCTTTGTTATAGAGTTCTGTTGATAGCGCTGGTAGGTATTCGCTGTTGCTGTATTTTCCTAAACAATCTACCGCCAAAGAAACCCATCCAGAATCTCCACGTGAAATACCTAAAGAATATGCAAATATGTTTTTATTATGATAACTTGCCCATCCTGGCTGTTGTCCAGATACTGAGACTAATGATTGACCATCTTTTCCTTTGGCTCCTGTATCTCCTTTTGGGCCTGGGGGACCTGGAGGCCCTATTTCACCCTTGTTACCAGTTGGACCACGTTCTCCTGGTGCTCCTGGAACTGGTATGTAAACAATGTTTGATTGTGATGACTCATTTGATTGCTGTAAGACTTTGCTGGCATACCCATCAGAAGCCTTTGTGCCTTCTGGAAAGCCCATACTCTTGCTAACTGTCATTGCACCCTACCCCTCTTACTTGTTGACTTTAAAAACCTTTACATCGCCATTTGAGGTAGTCACTCTTACTACTGGAGGGATGTTAATTTTGTTATTTCTAATTTTTACAACGGCCATTATAAAGACCCACTAACATCGCCTAGCACTGAGATAGTTCCTGAAACTGGAGTCCAGACAACACTTCCCATAGTTACTTGTAGGTCAAAATTAAGATCTGCAACCTTTGATTTATACCCTGTTCCCCAATTTGTACTCATGTCTGGAGTTATCTTAACCTCAACAAAACCATTTCCAGGAACTGTAATTAATTCATCAATAATGTCTGTTTTTGGATCATAGGTAGAAGCAGCAAAAGTCCAGGTAGAGGTATTGTATCTTGTAACCTCATCATTTTCAAGGAAGTCAACAATAATCGAAGAAGAGTCTCCACGAATAACTGTCCATTTTATAATTGCTGGATCAGCGCCAAAGTTACCAATTGTAGATGCCATAATACAACATTATACCAGTATATAAAGAAATGCCTAATACCTAGACTGGGTGGGTATCAGAGAACAGAACTAGGTATTAGACTTAATAATTATATCATAAAACGGACAATCCAGACATAAGATTAAAGTTTATCAAATCGTTATAATTGAAGATGTCCGTTTTGTCTATTAAAGAATCAATTGTCAAAAGTGGGATAGTGTATACTTAAAATATATAAGAAAAAAGAACTATCTTTAAAGTTTAATATTTATATATCTTATATATTATATATATAGCAAATAGGCAAATTAGATTATTTATCGTTACTAGCAATGTGCTTAATCAAAATCTCATACATGTCGTCGAGTTTCTTTTCTTGGCGATCTCTAGATTTTATAGAGTCAATTCTCTGATCATCCAAAGCGGTTTCTAATCTCGAAATTTGGTCCTTCATCGATGATCCAGAATTGGGTTTAAGTTCGCTCAAATAATGTCTTACCAACCATTTAATCGCAAAAGCAATTGAGGATACAATTGTAAGTATCGCTACTATTAGGGAGGCCCAGTCTTGGATTGTCATAACTATATTATTATAACCCGTGTTTTGAAAAATATTAAACGCTTTTAGTTCGTCGCCGAAATAGAGGTTATGAAACCACACTATAGACAATGTATGAATGCAAGCATTCGTTATGTCTAAGTTGGTGTTACATTCCACAGTACGGTATAATAGATAGTCTAGGAAAGGGTATTTTAAATGTACAGAGATGAAGCAATTGAACTGATGTGCGAAACTGTTAATAACTATAACAGACAAGCCATTGGACATGGAATGATGAGTGCTGAAGATATGGAAAGTTATATTACAGCCAATGCAGAAAGTTTAAAGTTTATGAATTCACTACTTTATGACACACTTAAGGAAAATGGCGTTATAGCATAAATGGTTAATTATAGTGTAGCACCTGTTCTGGTAGAAAACATATTCTCTGATGAGGAGTATGCATTTTTGTATGACCAAATAAACAAGACACCAGACCAACAAATTAGAGAGGTAGAGGATACTGGATATATAGCAAGATCGGACCCTACCAAAAACTACATTGGAAAAATCATTAAGAAAAAAGTAGAAGAGTTATCGGGACATGATCTTGAAAAGTATATGGTCCACCATGCTAGGTATACCTTAGAGTCAAACAACATTCCAAGGTTATATCCACACTATGATCGTGGACTAGAGTTTGCAACATTTACCATTAGCATAATTTTGGATTCAACTTTTGACTGGGATTTATTTTGTGAAGGAACCAAGTTTCCTGTAAAGAAAAATCAAGGTGCATTTTTTAGCGGGAGTCATCAAGTCCACTGGAGACCTCCTCATGAGTTTAAAGAAAACGACTATTACGATATACTCGTATGCCAGTTCAGGGTAAAGACAAATACAGAGCATTTAACAGATGAGCACAGATCAACTATGGATGATAAAGTAGGAATACACGTGTCTCAATACTATAGAGATTATCCACCATTTGGAGAAAATGGGAAAGAGTTCCTTCAAGAAGAGTATATAGTCAAGGATAGAAGCATTACCGAACTATCCGAGTCATTGGGTATGCCTGCAGAGGCTTTATCTTATTTTTTAAGAAAATACGAGTTCCCCATGAAGAATAAATAGTGTATAATAAAGATATGCCTACTCCAATCAAACCAGTTGTAATTGACAACATATTTTCAGAAGATGAGATAGAGTCTATCTATAATTCAGTCGCAAAAGTCTTTGCAAAGGGTCTTGCCGATCATGATGATAAGTATTATTATATGACTAAGTTGACTAATAACGGCTTTGTTGCAATTTTAGATCCCTCGAATTTTAACTCAGAGATTAAAGACAAGTTTACAGCAACTGCAGCAAAGGTTATTGATAACCCTAGAGGCGTAGGATTTTTATTTGCTAGATATACATTAGACTCTGGATCATTTCCTTCCCTTATGCCTCATTGTGATAAGTCAGAGATGAAGATGGGCTTATACGGTACCGTCGAACTTAGAAAAACCTTAGATTGGGATTTCTATGTAGAAGATGAAAAATTTGATATGGCTTTTAATCGATCAGTATGGTTTACAGGAACACACCAACCACATTGGAGACCAGATATTGAGTTTGGTCCAAATGACTATTACGATATTATAATTTGCCAAACAGTCTCATTGGATGACCAATATTTACTTACTGAAGAAGATAGAGATATCATGGATAGTAAGGCTGGAGAGACAGAGCAAAAGTATAAGCATCTTTTCCCTAAAGGACTTGCCAAACAATACGAAGTAGATGGCTGTCAGTAAACTTATTCAAGACCCTAAGTGGTTGCAAGAACAATATGTCGATAATGAAAAAACAATAGACCAATTGGCTCAGATGTGTAATGTAGATAGAAGTGTTGTTATCTATTATTTAAATGAGTTTCGTATATACCGCAAATATAATAAGGATGTTCATCCTAAGCGTTGGTAGGTCTTCCTAAGTCTTCCCAGAAAATTTCTCTACCCATGCTATCTGTAATAGGCATAGGCTTTGACTCATATTCAGCACATACCGAATCTGAAAATAATTTTACTGACAAGTTTGGCTTTTCTTCATATTCTAGCCAGTTTTCAAAATTATCTAAAATTCCCATAGATCCATTTTACCATAAATCTGAATATTTTGTCTAGATGTATGATACACATAATGTAACAAAAAAAGTGAAATAAATAGTGTGCCCATAATAGACACACTACCTACCCCATCTAATTAGAGACTAGTGACCCATGCTTTTTACCCTGTATCCACCCACTGTGAATTCCGATAAGTGGTGCGTCAATACATACTGCAGTTCCAATAGGTAATGTTGCACTAAATAATTCAATGAATTCTAATACATGTTCTTTTGTATCGAATTCCATTCCTCTAGTAGTGCCTGTTGTTGTTGTTAGTGTTACTTTTATCATTTGATCTTCTTTCTTGTAATGGTCTCTGTTGTAGTTACTTATTGTTCCCCCGCTAGCGAGGTGCGCCCTGCGCCTATCTAGTTCTGCTGACACATTCACACTGTGTTACATTTATTGTGTCTGTACCTACTGACACATAGGCAATAGTCTCGCAATTATCGCAAATCCACATTCCTGCGATTGGACCTAATTCATCAAATATATTTCCCATTGTTACTTACTCGCTTTCTGTAGTGCGACATAGCGCTTGACTATGACTTGAGCCTTCTCAAATCCGTATTTGTTATTTAGTATTTGGCATTGGCGTAGGCTCAATGCGTATGTAGTAGGGTTATTCTTACTTAGTATGCTAGAGCCATACTCTGCTACTAGTTCGTTAGTTATTTCGTTAGTGTAGTTCATGATAGACTACCTTTCTTTTTATTCGATAACCTTGTGTTATCTTTTCCTTGACCTAGGTTATTTGCTCTTATTTGCTACGCTCATACTATTTCTAGTCTTATTTGGTAGGCTCAGAGGCTCACTAGGATTTCTTATTCAATTTTTCTTATACTAGAAGTATAGCATAAAAATGTCAAAAAGTCAAGTTTAGACACGGACAATTCGGACATTTCCTGTGTGATATGCGTCACATTCCAAGCGTGAAGCATAGGATAAGGGCTATCCCTACGCCTATGAAGGCTCCTATAGGGGCATAGTCTGCGTTCTCGTCTAGCCAATCAATCAATGCTGTAAATGGGTTCATGTTAGTAACCTTTCGTTTAGTAGTTATATTTTAACTATCTAATACTGCAAGTATAACATAGATACCCTGAAAAGTCAAGGCGACACGCCGTATATTTAATGTGATCTACACCACAGAAAAAAGCCGACTCGAGTTATCCACATGATGCACATCACACTACGAATTTACGCTTAAGTTATCCACATGATGTACCTCACAGTGGCATTTGTCTATAATGTCCGTTTTGTACCCCCCTAAATGTCAGACCCCCCTGCTATACTTACAGTATAAAGAAAGTTGAGAAAGGTTCTCAAACTAGAAAGGAATTCAAATGAATTCAAATGTAATAATCACAGTGTGTAAATCACACGTCCCTAATAAGTCTGCTATCTCAGACGTTAATGATGAGCAATTCACTTTTTGTGAAGTTTGCGAAAATAACATTGAACGTTGGTATAACGATACTGACCCTGAGCGTCTACCTATGTGGACAGATTGGAAGGTTTCTAAATGACAAATAGAATTTTTGAACCTTTTGCTACTGTAAGCAATTACCCTAAAGGCATGATGAACTTATGCCCTTGCGGTCAGGTTGTATTAGCCCCCGCCCTCTATCATGAGGGTCAGCCTTATTGGGAAAATCCTAATAAGTGTAAAGAATTATTCGAAGGAGTAAAATAATGCCAGTATTTGAATTCACTACATTCATTGACATTGTTGCTAATAACTATGATGAAGCAATTAACGAATTTGATTTTAAATTAAAACACGGAAACATAGATAGAAGCACTGTCTATGTTGCAGACATTGAGGAGAAAGAATGAAAACACTTCAAGAAAAATTAGATTTAGTTTCTAAAGAATTAGAACCAATACTTTGGGAATTACTAAATGAAATTGAAAACGAATAAATAAAAACCAAGATCGCAGAAATAAAAAAACTGCGATTTTTGGAGCCGACGCACTCGGGCGTGTCGCCCTTGTTAAGATGTGATGTAAATCACCTCCGACACGCCGTGTTTGGATTTGACTTTTGAGGTTTCTTCTGCTATACTTCTAGGTATAGAAAAAAAATAAATAAGGACAGATAAGGCAATGAGCCTAGCAAATAAATGTGACGAGTATCACAGTGAGCCTAGCGAATAAATGCCCTAAAATGTCAGCCCCTAATGGTAAGATAGTCTTATCAACTAAACGAAAGGAAGTCAATAAATGACTTACACTGTAACACTAGAAACCTTTTCAGGTTCTACAAAAAAAATCAACCTCGCCTCTAAGGGTGCAGTTGCTCAATTCATCTCAACCTACCCAACACAATTACCTGTTGGCGTATCTGTAAAAATCGCTTGCGATACTCTTGGAATTAGTGGCACACTTCGTGGCACTTCAACACTTATCCCCTCAAACTAAGAATAGGAAATAAATAAATGACTAAAGTAGAACACTCTCTAAAGTTCGTAACAGAGTTCGATGAAACTCACCCAATCGCTAAGCAAGCCTTGTCGATACCTCACTCAGATTTAGTGGCCATGCTTGAAGGAGTGCTAAAGGACCTTTTAGTTCCTGCAATTGCTTCAACACTTGAGGACATAAATGCTCGTGGCTCTTACGCAATTCTTAAGGTGGCAGAATAATGATGACACGCAAGGACTACGTGGCCACTGCTGAAATTCTTTCATCTTTCAAAGATTTGATTGGTGATGAATTTACTTTCGCTGATTTGGTTGATGAGTTTGGTTCAATGTTTGAAGCAGACAATCCAAAGTTTGACTTTTCAAAATTCAGAGAGGCGTGTGAAAATAATGGATAAATACTATTTTGATTTTGGAACAGTAATTGCAGTAATGATTGCGCTTATTGGTTCTATGATAGTGATTAGTTATGCTATGGTAGATAATTTTTATTTACGCCGTGAACTAAACGAAGCGTATCAAGAATTAGAAAATAAAAACTAAAAAGAAATCCTGAACACGATCTAAAACTGTTCCCAATTTTTGGGGCCGACGCACTCGGGCGTGTCGTGCTTTACGTACGATGTGATTTTTCTCACACACTTTGAGCGTCTCACTATTTGGATTTACTCGCTAGTAAGTTGATAATTTATGACTAATAGGCTAGACTTACATAGTAAGAAAAAATAAATAAGAAAGTCTATTTATCTACGGCGTGTCTAACACAAAATGTCAGCCACCTATGGTAAGATAGAATTATCAACAAAAAGAAAGAGGTTGGCAAATGTCAGCAAATGTCTATACAATAGAACACCTACTAGTAGGAACACAGTATCGCTCCCGAACACTATCAGGAGAAATTATCTCAGCAGAAAAACACCCTAACGCAGTTTGGTATCAGGGTTGCGAAAGTTATCTAGTGGAAGTGCGCCCTAGTAATTTTGGAAAAGTCGTATGTCGCACAGTAGCAGTAAAGGTAGAAAATAACTAATGGGATACATAGAGATTTTTAGAATTGACAATGAGGGTGCAGGTTGGATAGACTTGGACAATGCAACACCTAGCGAATTGCTAGATTTAGAAATTGGACTATTTCAGGAAGGCGCTATCTAATGGGAGTAATGAAAGAATTGCACTTAGAAATAACTACTTGCGACCTATGCTATGGCACAGGTTGGCTACACTTTGGCACTAGCGAGGACTACGATACAGAGTCTTGCGATTGCAACCCACACCAATTATTTATCACTAAGGAGAATGACTAATGAATGACTATCTATACGCAGTAACTTCAACGAATGACAGTAGCCCTAGCCCTGAATGGGTTGGGCGTTATAGCGATGCACTATCTGCAGTTGGTGCGTTCATGGCGTGCAATGATTTTGGAGATGCAAAAGAATACCGCACAATAAACATGTCAGAGCCTAGTGGCAAGATGCACACTAAGGTATTTTATCGTAATGGAAATGTAGGAGGTAAGTAAATGGGAAGTGTTACAGCAATTGGAATTCAAGATAGTGTGTTAGATTTAGAAACACAATTAGCCTATCACTTACAGGGTAATCACTATCCTCCCGTACCACTATCCATGGTTCAGCCCTGCATAGATGCTATTGACGCATACTATGATGAGGACTATGAGCGATTTATTGCTATGCCTGAAGGCGTATTCTATAAAGGAATGAGCCACGCACCTGCACGAGCAATTATAGACCAACACCATTTATCTTTTTGGCTTCCAGAGGAGGAATACTAAATGTCTGATACAATGATTGCTATGGATTTATTACACGCAGACAATCTCAAGCCAGATCAATTGATGCTTGGTGATTTAATAAAAATTGGCGATGACATCGTTGAAATTATTTTTATTGAAAGTGATTCTACTGGAGATAACTATGACATACAAACCGAAAATGAATTTGGTGAAAAAGAAGTAACACAGTATAGTTATACTGATGAGATTCCTCTTTATGTTTTTATTGAAGAGAACGAGTAAAAGTATTTTTATGCACTTCCCCGCATAAAAATGCGCCGACTCCGACGGCGTGTCGCATGTGAGATTTATCACAATTACGTAGTTTGACATTTTTCCCCCTTGTATGCTAAGATTAGTTTATGAAGATACAAAAAAGCCCTGAGGAATTACGTAGACTAATGGAGTTACGTCGCTCTAATGCTGCCTCTTTTGTGCCCTCTAAAAATAGATATAAAAGGATTAGACAAAGTACTAGAAAAATGCTAGACTTATCTAAAGAACAATAAAGGAGACCCCCGAATGACATATGAAAATGATGAAATGCTAGATGAATACTATGCAACTGTATGCCCCTCATGCAAAGAAAATGCGGTAGACGCATATGAAGAAAAATGCACCCATTGCTTACTAGAAGAAATGTCCGTACACTATAACGAAGACATTGCTCTAGAAATGAGCCTTGGCCTTGACTACTAATACACTTAAACTAAAAAGATCTAATGATAGAAAGGTGGCTAACCTTGTCACAAAAAATGGAAAACAAGCAGCAATCGCAAATACCTTTGGCCTACCTGCTGGAAAGGCTTTCTCGTGCCCTGGTGCCACTAGTGTATGTGAAAGCGTATGCTACGCAGGAAAACTCGAAAAACTCTTCAAGGGCGTAAAGGCTAACCTATTACACAATTGGGAGTTACTAAAAGACGCTGATCATGACACGATGAGCCTATTGCTTACTGATATGATAAATGATTTCAAGGCAGACTGTATCAAGAAAGACGCTCCCATGCTATTCCGTATCCACTGGGACGGAGATTTCTTTAATGATACTTATACACAAGCATGGAAAGATGTCATCCTTAACAATACTGATATTCAATTTTGGGTATACACACGTGTTAAGTCTGCAGCCCTTATGCTAAAGGATATAGATAACCTGTCTCTTTACTTTAGTACTGATAGTGAGAATGTAAAAATTGGTGTTGATCTAAAAATAAAATCTGGTGTACGCCTTGCATACCTTGCTAAGAACTTTGCAATAGGACAAGCAGACATGAAAGAAATGATAGGCAAGCCTGGTGCTAAGTGTCCTGAAAATCTAAAAGCCATTCCACTTATCTCAACTAATGGTAGCGCTTGCGTTTCTTGCGGATTGTGTGTATACTCTAAAGCAGACATAGTTTTTTCTGCTACTAAGAAATGAGATAATAAATAATGAAACTATTTATTGCAACGTGTATTCTTCTACTAATAATTTTTATTTATCAGTGACTTGATAGATCCCCGAAAATGCGGGTCGGCGGAAAATCTTTGATTTGTCAAGTTACGACACGCCTTTAAGATGTGATTAAGGACACACCCCAAAACCTCCACAGGATTTGTATTTATGACATTTTTTTGCTATAATTATTACATAAGGAAAAAACAACTACCCGAAAGGAAAGACCCCTATGACACTATCAGGATACACATACCAAATTGGTGACCTATTCACCACTAGCAAAACAGGCGTTACAGGTCGTATCGCAGGTTTCGAGCCAATGTCTAATAAGGTTACCAGAGTTAGCCTAGTTTTGTCAAATGGCTCACGCCGTTTGGCTATGGTAAAGACCTCTAAGTAATCTCAAAATGTGAGAAATGTCAGGTTTCGATTTGACATTTTTACAACCAAAATGTTACACTTAGGTGTAAGCAAATAACAACCCCTAACAGAAAAGGAAAAAACAAAATGACAGTATCAGTAGCAACTTACAAGGTTGGCGACACTTTCACAACACAGAAGTCAAAGGTTACAGGAACGATTATGGAAATCAACCCTAACGCCAACGGAACAGTTCGTGTGAAGTTAGATGTAGAGGGAACAACTCGCTACACAACTTGGAAAGCACAGTAATCTAACAAGCCAGTTAGATAGTAACTTAGTCCTGAGCATGACTACTAAAACTGCTCAACACCCCCACTAACAGAAAAGGAAACAGACCCAAATGGCAAGAGGAAAAGCAATCTCAGTAAAGATACCTACACAACGAGTAATCGCAGGACTAGAAGCATCACTAGCAAAACTAGAAGCAGACTACGCATCACAGGAACAAAAGGAAGCACAGTATCAAGAACTATACAAGGCTTGGCAGAAAGAGTTAGCAGATTTCGCTATTACTAATTTCTCAAAGGCTGAGAACATCAGAACTAACTTCCGTCATTGGAACAAAAACCTAAACATTGACTTCGACATCACAGTAGTAGAAGGTCAATTCCCTGCTGAGCCTGTAAAGGATTTTGATACAATCCATCAGCACACCTATCGTGAGCAAAAAGAGGAAATGCAAAATGCAATTCGTATCCTCAAAATGACAGATGAGGAAGTTGTAAATACTTCCACATACAATGCGGTTGCTCGTTATCTCTAAATGAGGTTGGGTGGGGTGTAAAAGCCCCACTCCAATTCGCCAGGCTGATTAGGGCGATCACAGAAATACTATAGAGCAAGGCTACTGCAGGCCTAAAGAAGCAGACATCCTGAGCAGGATCCAAAAAGGCTCCCCGCAAGGGTCCTTGACAAATGTCAGTGGCCAGTAGTACAATTAAACTAACCAACAAACAGAAAGAGGCCCCCATGGACCAGTCAACAAATATCGTAGTAAATGCAACAGAAGAGTTTCTTCGTGATTCGCTAGCAAAAGCAACATTGCGTGTTACACAACTTGAGGAGCACATCCAAAAGGTAACCCAACGTTCATATGCAGATTCTGCAGAACGTAACCGCATTACAGAAGAAATGCAAGAATGGACCCTAGGCGCCCTAGAGTCAGGAACTATCAATGAAACAGAAGCAGAAGAGATTGCTGCAATTGTTGGATTTGAACTAACAAAAGAATTTGAAGTTGAAGTAACAGTTTTGTATTCAATGACAATTAATGCACGTGATGAAGAGTCTGCACAAAATGCGGTCCACGATATTGATTTTGATACTGTGCAATACAATGATGAAAATATTTCATGGTTGTCTGCCAGTGTTGACCGTGTAGAAATTTAGTAGGGGGCTACTAAACCAAAGACATGTCGCATGTCTCTAAACTAGGCAAGGGCCCTAAGCATGGCCATGTAAACTGCTTTTTTTATTTGCAAAAAATTCGCCGACCCATTTTTCTTAATTTGTCAAGTTACGAACCTGTGATTAAGATCACCTGAAAAATGTCCGATTTATCCCTATCTAACTATCCTGATTTGCATTTGTCAGCCCATCCTGCTATACTTAGAATTCAACAACAAAAAGAAAGAAGGAAAACCTATGGCACATGACCTAGAAATACAAAACGGCAAGACATCTTTTGCGTCTTTCCGTGAACCTGCATGGCATGGATTGGGTACTGTATTCACAGAAGAAAAAACAACCGCAGAAATGTTAGAGGCTGCAAGTCTCAATGGTTGGAATGTTCGTCTTGAGGATTTAGAAACCCCTACACATCTAACAAGCGACAAGGCATACCAGTATGTTTTGCGTACTAACCCTACAGACTCAACACAGACAGACATTCTTGGTGTCGTTGGTGAGCGCTATCATGTTATGCAGAATGAAGATTTATTTTCATTTGGTGATAACATTCTTGATGGTGGTGGGCGTTGGGAGACTGCTGGTTCAATCAAGGGTGGGCGTGTAGTATTTGGCGCTCTTGCTCTTGAGCGTGAAACAATTCTTGACCCTAATGGTGTATCTGATAAGGTAAAAACTTATTTGCTCATCAACACATCACACGATGGCTCAATCGCTATTCAAGCAAGCATAACACCTGTTCGTGTTGTGTGCGCTAACACTCTCAACCTTGCTCTTGGTGGCGTAGGTCGCAAGAAGAATAAGAACATCAAGCAATCTTTCAAGATTCGCCATACACAAACTGCAAGCGGTAAGGTACAAGTTGCTCGTGAGACTCTTGGTCTTGCTAACGCTTACATGGACGAATTCGACATCATGGCTAAGGCAATGATTGAGAAGCAAGTCAATGCTAAGCAATTCAATGACATTGTTCTTGCTGCTTATACAAAGCCTGAAAAAGATTCTAAGGGTGCTGTAAAGAAGTGGGAAAACAAGATTGACATCATCAACGACATCTACACAGGCGAATTCAATGGAATGATTGCTGGTAATGCGTGGGGTGCTTTCAATGCTCTAACTGAGCGCCTTGATTGGTATCGTTCTGCTCGTGGTGGTTCTAACGAATCTATCCTTGCAAGCGCAAGCGGATTTGACCCTGCTATCAACGCAGAAAAGAATCGTCTGCTAAAAGTTGTACAGAATGTAATGCAACTCGCATAACAAAAAAATTCCTAAGCATGAATTAAAACTGCTTCACGATTCGTTAGATCAATTGGTTAGATCGCTACCCTGTCACGGTAGAGGCTACGGGTTCAAGTCCCGTACGAATCGCAATAAATAAATATGCAACGCAATGCATAAAAATCGGGCCGACCAAAAATGTCAACTCTAAATTTAATTACGAACATCGGCATATTTCCCCTAAAATGTCAAACCATAAAATCTTTACGAAGAACTTGACATTTCCCCCAAACCATGCAATAATTAATACATGACCCAAACCCTAAGAGTACAAGAACTAGTTGACCATATCTATGATGAAAACTTAAATCATTTTGAGTTTCATGAAAACATGGGTGGAGAAGATTGTGACTGCCACCTACACATAACCCTAGAAACCATTGTAAAGTATTGGGAGGAACTATGCTAGGCTATACAGAAACAGATATTGCAGTAATGACAGATGCTATGGAAGATGCTATCAAATCAGGTAGATTGTCTTCTGAGATAACAGATGGTTTGGAGAAGGCTATGTCTTTCTTTGATGGCCTATGGGCAGAAGGGTACTTTGACTAATGCATAATCATTATTGGGAATGTGATGATGTACCAGGATATTTTTACTGTGCCTGCGGAGTTACGGCTATCCATAACAGAGAAACAGGATTGAAGGACATCCATGACTAAAGAAGATATCATTGTTATATGTGAACAGGCTATTGATGCCTTAGAAGAAGTCCGTGCCTATTTAGTTAATCAAGGAGACTAATATGTGGAGTAAATATACATTTGTTTGTGACCCTGATGAGTGTGATGCCCTGGTTGAGTTTACTGTTAGAGATGGCTTTGGCTTTCCCCTGGGATCTGTAGAGATGACCTGCCCATGTGGTAGGAAGTTAAATTATATTAGTTATGAAGATGCTTGGGAGCCTATCCTTGCAGATGTGACGAAGATCACACCCAGAGAAGTTGTAAAAATCAACACAAACCCCTATAATTGATATATGGACCTAAACACATTCAAAGAATATATAAACCTACACCTAATCAGTCTTGAACAAGACCTTGAAGAAAACCCTGCCTCTATCCATGTGGTAGATATCGAGGGACAAATCTATGCTACTAAACATCTAATGGAGGTTCTTAATGAGCGATAAGTATCCCTTCATCCCCGAACATTTGACAAAGGCTTTAGAGGACACATCTATCCCCCTTATTGACCTAATGCATGGCCACCTCAAAGTAGAAATGCTGGAGGTAGAAGAGGCAATGAAAGATAATCCTGATAGATTCCTACAGGGGTATATCGAGGCCTTGACAAATATGTATTGCATGACGTATAATTTATCTATAGAAAGAAAACACATAGAGGAGACCCTAGTATGAAACCACAAGAAATGTTAGAAAGCATGATTGACAATGCTTGGACAGATTTCAATGAAATCGCACAGGCAGAAGAAGAAGATGGCTACTCAGACGCAATGCAGTCTATGGAGCGCACAGAGGCTCAGGGGTATGCAGAAGGACTATCAGTTGCATACTCTCTAGTATATGACAAACCTTATAATCCAAAAGTTTCTATCTTTGACCCATACGACAGGGATAACTAAATGAACAATGAAAGATTCATTGAAATGGATTTTGATGAATGGTGTGCTACATACAAACCAATCAAGAATCATATAGACAAAGACTCTTCATTTAATGGAGAGATGTTTGAGACATATGGTGATGAGGTCGCTTTCATAAAGGAGCAGGATAATTCTTATATCTGGACTTATGGCGATGGCGATGATGGTGGTTCTTATATTTGGAATGGCTGGTCTTTTGTTAATCGTATTGGTTACTTCATTACTGAGGTCCCTTGCCCAATTGACACTACAATCCAAATCAAAGTTAGTTCTTATTGGTACTACTGCGAAGGCTGTAGTGCAGAGATTGAGGACGACGGACAATTAATCAATGAGAAGTTCTATGACTTCGATTGCTGCCCACAATGTGCTACACCCCAACAACTAAAGGAGATAGAGGAAGCCAATGCCTAAGTACACCGTAACTGCAACACGAGAGACCTACTATGAGTTTGAGGTCGAGGCTGAAGATGAACTTGCTGCTGAAGATCAAGTAAGACAGTTAGAGATTGAAGATGACATTGAAACTTATGCCTATGACTGGTATCCTTTAGAGATAGAATCCGTTGAAGAAGAAGAAGAGGAAGAGGTAGAATAATGGGAGCACGTATTAACTTTGTCTTTAAAGACAGCGAAGAGGGCCCTCTCGTGGTCCTATACAGTCACTGGGGACAGGATGAATGGGAAAGGGACCTGGCCATGGCTCTACAGCATGCAGCCCCTCGCCTAGGAGATTCAGCCTATGGCACCCGTATGATTATTAGTTATCTTATGCAAGACTCTATCTTGGATGAGACAGGTTTTGGTATCTATGCTATTAGTAATGATGGCTATGACCTAGGAGAACAGACCGTGCTTATTGACTTCACTACTAAGACTGTTACTGATAATGTTTCAGTCGACTTTGATAAATTTGTGGCTGCTTATTCGCCACTTCCTGTCTAGGCTGGGTCGCTTAGACAAACTAAATAAGGTGACAGGGGCGCCTGAGGGGTCTTGCGCTTCTGTCCCTTTTTTGATACAATAGATACGAGGGAGAACTATGCGTATAAGTAAACGAGTTACAGAGGAAGAAAAGGTAGCAATAAAACTAGGTAACATTTTGTCAGACTTGCGGGTAGACATAGAACTAGTTGGAAGATACTTAGCACGCTCTACCCCCACGGTAGTGTATAATCGATTAGTAACAGTAACAGAGTCAGCAACCTATGAGAAAGAGGATAAGCATAATGAGTACAAGTACTAGTTTTGAGAAGCGTTGTCAAATCCTATCAGACCTATGGATTACATACGGAAATGAGCCAGAACTATCTGACTTCGTATCATACAATGACCTAGGTTTGGCATTAGCATTTGCAATCAGTGAAGACATCGTAAAGACTACAACAGTAGCAGAGTCATACATACATGAGAGTTTCGATCTACTCCTAGAGTCCATGAAGTTAGAAGATACTGGATTTGAAGGTTTGGATGAAGTCTTCTCTAAAGGTTGAGAGTTGGGGCGAAAGCCCCTTCTTTTAATTCGGCTCGGCGATTTGCAAAAAAGGATTACGAACCGACCAAAATTTTTCCTGGATTACGATCCAAGGTATTACGATCCCAAACATTATATCCCCAAACCTCTTATTTGTCAAATCCTTATAGCGTGGTATAATAAGAGCATGACTCCAAGACACTTTGCAGAATATGCCAAGAGAGATCCTAAGCAATATCAGGCATTCTCGGATTCAATGTGGAATGGTTTTGTATCTATCACTAAGCATGTTCCTATTATGGGAAGATTCTTTTCCTTTACCCCCGATTTTATTTACGAAGTAGCAGAAACGCCAGAGCAGGCCGAAAGTATTGGCATTGGACTTGGCGAGGTATACAATTTTTCCCAGGGGATAGAAAATAACCCTGATATTGATACCAAATAACCCCTATATAAACACATAGAAAACAATAGAAAACATATTGTTTTTATTTGATTTCATTTAAAAAGATTACGAAACATATAAAAAATCTCCCAAATTTGTCGATAATTATGCGTAGCATAAAAACTTGACAAATTGGGACAAACAATGTATACTTCGCTATCGGAATATGGCAGATATGTGGGATATAAAGGTTTGACAAAGGTTTGGATATGTGGTATAAGATGTTTGGATAGGGAGGTTTGGCAAAAAGGATTACGAAGCCCCTCTATAAAAGGGCTCTATACTCCACTATCCTCCACTTCACTCCACTTCTAGGCTATTTAATAATATAATCAGTAAGATCTATCTGTGGATAAAGGTGTGGATAACTAACATTTTATGGGTATTGACATGTGGATAACTATGTGATATCCTTGATATATGACATGTACAAAGTATGGATGCAACTATGAACTAGACCTTGATGGTCAAGTAACCTGTACTGTTTGTGGGGCTATGGATGATGATATCCAGCCTGTTAACCTTGATGTGATAGAATAGTCTAATGCTAACACTCATTCTAATACTAATCACCTGGTATGCTACTAAAGTCTACTACACTAAAAGTCTAACTATTGAAACAACTAAGACAGATCCAAATATGGTTCATGCCAGATGTGCCAAGTGTTCTCAAACCATCTACACCCATGTGGATAACCTTCGTGTTCCATACTACTGTTTGGCGTGTAAGTGAATCATGGACAAGTTAGAGTCCTCATACAATAAGTTTATGGGCTATCGCATAGCCTGTACCCAGTGTGATGTTTTATATATCAAACCAAATGATACTCCATTTGTCTGTCTTACCTGCCTATCAGATTGATGGTATACTGTTTAAATGAGATTAGTAGTAAGAGCCTATCCAAGATCTGGATCTAACTTTCTATCTCTCAATCTTACTATTTGGACAGACCAGCCAACAGGAGTCTCTCACCTTACAAGCAAGTTAAGAAAAGACCATAAGGCAGTCCATATAATCAGAACACCTATTGACTCAATAGCATCTATGATATGGGTTAATGAACAACAAAGCATAGGCAAAGAACTAAAGATAGAGTCTCGCATAAATGATTATATTGACTTTTATGAATACATGTTGCCAGATACATATACAGTTTGCTTTGATAAACTAATTAAAGAGCCAGCCAAGGTAGTTAAAGATATCTTAGAACACTTTAATATGGAATATACCAGACATGAGATTGAAAGACCTATCGATAGAATGGTAGAAGGCTTTCATGCAACATCTAGAGGAACAACAAGGTTTGATGATATCCATGATGCTGTAACTGCTCATCAGTCAGAGGGTATGGATAGATGTCATGAACTCTATACTAACGCAAGAGCCTTGTGTCGTTAAAAATCGGGGGACATAACAACCTTGATAGTCTTATTGACCATACGGATCAAGCCTTTCTTTGATATCCGTGATGCATCAAATGTCTCCGTATAACCTCCTTGTGGCATATCTTCCTTATGTAGGAATGGCTTATGCTTCTTCTTAAGTGTTTGTATTACTAGGGATTCTACGGCTCTTGCCTTATCCCGTTCGAAAAAGTGCCAATAGGATACTAGGATCCATCCTTTGGTCCTATGAGAGGCAAACCTCTTACCTGTGATATCTGAGATACCCACCTTAATAGCCTTGTGTATGGGGCTGTAGAGGATGTATAGGATGGCTTCGTTCATACCCCTATTATACTTGACATACAATGCCAAATTGGGATACAATAGAGTTATGACGCATATTACGAAGTGCCCTACATGTCACCTATTGATTGAAGATGATACTTTTTGGGAGACTCATCAAACCATGTCAGATGGTCATATCTGGTGCACTAAGAAAGGCAAGCGATGATTAATATGGAGATACCAGATCCATTTCAAACCTTTGTATCAAAGAAATATGCAAATGCTAAAGGCTATGTCCATGATTGGTTTAGCGGTGAATGGTCTTATACTTGCTCTACTTGTAAAGAAGGTCTTTCTGGTCCGTCCCGCAAAATATTAACAAAGATAAGATTGTTTCATACTAGGAATGAGTGTTTAAATGGCTACTGAATGCAGTCATACTTGGTATATGCGTGAAGATGGTATACAATGTACTAAGTGTTTGGTTATATGGGAGAGCGATGAAAGAACCTAAGATTATACAGATGGACTGGAAAGCACTAGGATATGAAAGGATGTATGTAGATGGACGGATCAAGTGGGTTCCTCAGCAGATCAAAAACGATTCAGAGGACTAGGATAGTACCATTACGATGGATAGGTAATTTCCTTGGTGAATATGCAGGCAATCATTTAGTTAAGGCTATTGATTTAGATGAGGCATTAGATAGTAATTTAGGATTTCGTTATAAATACCACGCCAAAATGTGGAAATATCTTAATAAGCCTTATGAGTGGTGGGGTACTTCCTATACTATAGATATGGAAGCGTGGAGAGAAAACTAACAGATGTCGAGTCGAAGACTCGTATGGTTGTTTAAGTATCTCTATTTTCGCCGAACTTTAAAAGCGTATTAAGCGATTTCGCCCGAACCTGTAATCGATCCAGCGCCGTCAATACCTTTAGGGAATGTGTATAGAGTCCAAGAACCGTTTGGTGCTCCGCCCACTTCTGGTGCGTACCCTGGGTTGCCTGGGTTGCCAGTGCGAATGAAATAGTATCCTGCTATACCGTAGGGGTTACCGTCTGTAAGAACTGTTGCTCCTAAACCGTAGTACCCTCCATTGTTATAGAGACCTTGATAATTTGGTGGAGTTGTCATAAGATTATTATATCATCGTATTTGACATAGCCTGCCAAGCACGGTATAATTAAAGTATGACAAACCAAGAGATAGCAAAACTATTGGATCAAGAATCCTATCGCATATGGGACACTACTAAGGTTATTAAGAATCAAGACTATCACGATGGATTAGTAAAAGGACTAAAGATGGCATCTAAATTGGTGGCTAAACTATGAGCCTAGACGAAATGACATTACGAGAAGAGATTGCAAGGGCTATTGAAGCCATTTCAATTGAAGAATCTGTAACTAATGCAGTTGGTATGCGTATGCTTGCTGCAAAGGTAGCAAGAGGAGAAGATAATTATATGACAAACATGTTTGAATTGCAGGTTGATTTCGAATAATTGCTCGTATGATATAATTATATAATGATTGCAACTAGAAACGAAGATAAATGTCACTATTGTGATAAGGCTGGGTTATATACTCAACTTGTTGGAGAAGATCCAGACTATTCTATGGCTCTAGTATGCAAACGGCATTTGATCTTTGACATGTCGTCCTAAGTATGATATGATTGTTATATGAAAAATACTTATAAGTGTCCAGAATGCAAAACCTCTATTGTAATTACTACTAAGGTTCATTCTCTTCCTGAATCCATCATGTGTCCCTGCGATATTGTGATGCCATTAGAATCATCTAAATAAAATGTGGTCTTGGGTCTTAGCCTTCATTGGCGTGTCTGGAATATTCTTGGTTGGTCGTAAGACTATCTGGGGATGGATAGTCTTGTGCGTTAATGAATGTCTATGGATCGTATACGCCTTAACAACAAAGCAATATGGTTTTATATTTGCAGCAGTAGCATATGGAATCGTATACATTAAATCATTTATGCATTGGAGAAAAGATGAACTTTCAGTCTGAGTCAAAAAGGTCTGGGGATAGGTTTGAAGACTTAGTTCTTTTAGATTTACAGGCTAGAGGATTTAATAAGATAGATAAGAATGTATACATGCCACGTACTGGATGTGAGGTAGACTTTGTTGCCCATGGGGATAGGTTTGAATATGTAGAGTGCAAGGGTGGTCTTGAAGGTGAAAAGAAGCGTCCTGGTGCAAAGAGAACAGACAATGTAAAGAAGGCTGTTGCTAACGGATCAATCATGAAGAAGGTGTATGAGGAGATGTACTATGTTGTATATTTTTCTGACACACCTGAGCCAGGATCTTATTCAGATGAGATGATACACATAGCATTAAAGTATGGTATTATTGATGAGGTGAGATACCTACTGCCAAGCAAAGAAGAGCAAGCAGTACAACTATTTGAAGGAGCATTACAATGAAACTAGAAGCAGGAATTGGGTACCTAACAGAATGGTACAAGAATAACGATGGATCATTAGTTAGAGATTTTACATTTAGAGATTTTGGTAATTACGTATGGATTGTTAAGCAGTTTGCAAAGCATGAAGATGAGACACAGGTTGGTATGAATATGGCTCATCAGTTAGATCCAAACAGTGGTGGCGTAACTGAAAGAAGTGTTGATGATATTTGTAACAAGGCACTTCGCAAAGAAGATGCTCTTTATACTGAGTTGCAGTTTACACACGACTGTACATGCTGCGCTGCATCAATCTAAAACTATTAGTAAGGGAAGTTTATGACTGGTAAGTTAGTTGTTGGCTCTATGCCAATTGGAAATCCAGATGATATCACTATTAGAATGCTTAAGGCTATACATGATTGCGATATTATTTATTCTGATTACTTACCAGATAATATAAACAATCTTTTAAAGTTATATAGTATAGAGAAAGAAGTTGTTGTTCTTAATAGTACTAACACTATGCATGCAGACATGGATCAGGTTAATGATGTTGTGCTGCTTATATCCCGTGGTAAAACCGTTCTTCTTGTTGCTGGTGAGGGACAAGTAGGCGTTGCTGATCCAGGAACACAATTTATACAAGCATGTATAGAAAAGTCTTTGCCGTATACCGTGCTTCCTGGACCTAGTGCATTCATGACTGCGTTTGTTGCTAGTGGAATAGTTAATGGTGATTTCTTTATATCTTGCAACATGTCAAAGCCAGAGGATGTTTTAGAAAGATTTAGAACATCTGGAACTCCCGTAGTTGTCTTGGTATGGCAAGATAAACTAACACCTATACTAGAACATGTAAGAGATTGTTTTTCAATAAACAAGATTATAACTCTTGCATGTGATATGACCATGGATTCAGAAATGTTCTTAACTGGAACAGCAAAAGAATTATTGGCTAATCCAAGGTTTAAACTAATTAATCAATCAACAAAGATTGCATTAGTTATGCATGACAACTAAGACAGGAACCTAGTAATAGCATACTTTGTTCCAGATTTAATTGGTAAAGAAGTATGAGAAAATAGATAAGACGATGGGAATATTAGCAAGGTATCTGATATAGGGCTTACAATTTTATCAAAGTTGTGAAATTGTAAATCTCCACCTTCATAGTTATCGTTTACATAGTAAACAAGTGAGACTCTAGACTTGAATGATCCGTGGTCATCGTGATGTCTTTTAAATGTATTTCCCTCTTCATATTTTAAACACTGCCAATGTGTTGATCCTAGAGGGCTAAAGGTTGCTTTATATTCAGTACAGTAATCATAAAGCCTATCGGTTATTGGCCTCAACAGTTCATTAAGTTTTACTGCTGTTTCATCTACAACTTTGTCAGTTGCAGCAAAAGATATCTGCCAGAAGTTGTGTTTATCTTTATTTGGTGGACGATCCCATGTTTTATTTAAGGTGTTTGCATACTCTTCAACGTCAGGAATAACGTCGATACCTTGCAGTACATTGTGATATCTGTGAACACCAGGCATAAGCAATTCATAATCAAACATACTACTTTCCAAATCCTACTATTACAAACCTATCTGCATCCCTAACCTCTGACACTTCGTGAGTAAAAAGATAGGCTGATGGGAAAACTAAAAACTCATTTTTCTTTGGCTGTATTCTTAAATTTATTAATGGGAAAAATATTTCACCACCAGTATAGTCATCATTTATATATAAAACAGTTGATACACGTCTAGGGTGACTAAAAGTATCATCTTTGTGTGCTCCAAAAAAACAGCCTGGCTCATAAATCATTGCTCTAGGTGTTTCATGTTCAAGAAGTTCAACATCATATTTTTTGCAATAGTCTAACAAGATCTCATCTAACTTTTTAATTTTATCTAAAACACTAACAGCAAAGTCATCGTTCTTAAATAGTACATATTGGTGATAAGATCTGCTTAACTTTCCAGGGTTTCTGTGGTCTGGCCAGGTATCGTGTTTCCATTTATCAGAGGCTGAACTATCTTTCATGTATGACAACAAACCATCGATATCATCAAGAACGTTGCTATAAAGAACAACTCCTGGGAATAATTCTTTTTCTTCCAAGTTAGTAAGTTTCTTCTATTTTAAACTGTTGCTTGTTTAATTCAGAAATATAACTTAACTTTGCCTTGTATGGGTTTGGAAGTTTGTTTAATCTTTTTTGTTTTTCAACCTCATCGATGTTGCAGAAGAAGGCAACCATTGTATATCTTGGCTCACCCTCACCAATATCTGTAATTCTGTGCTCGTATATGTAGGATGATGGGAATAAAAATAGTTGATTTGCTTTTGGCTTTATCTTTACACCAAAGTGAATGAATTCTAGTTCCCCGCCTTCGTATGCATCATTAGGGTAGTAGACCATAGAAACTGTTCTTGGTGTACCATATGAATCATCTGGGTGCATTCCAAAATAATCTCCTACTTTAAATTTACTAATTCTCCACCACTCACGGCTTCTAGTATCTAGATCGTAGTGCCATTGGTATGAGTCTACAACCTCTTCAAATGCTTCACAAAGCATCTCATCTCTTCCGTCTTTGTCTCCTGATTTAACCCATGCGCTAACACCTTGCTTACCAACTTCTTTTGGAATGGGATTTCCGTCAGCGTCAATAATATAATCTTCTCTTTCAAACTTGCCTTCTGCATCTAGTGTTCTCATAAAATCCATGCCACCATCCCATACATTATCGTATATGTGCACTCCAGGTGCTGGGGATGTGTATTCAAATGCATTACCTTTTCTACTTACGGTAATCATTTTTTCTTTGTTGGCTAACTTGTCTTGATCCATGGTGAATTCTCTTTCTTGTAGACTATACAATTATAGCACATTGTGATATAATAAGTATACCTGCCCAAATGGGGGTAAATTAACTTATTCGCTTGAAAGGGGAATAACATGGTAACAACAACCTTGGATCTTTTTAATGATCCTTTTTTTATTGGCTTCAACAGAGAGTTGAGTCGCCTAAACACAGCACATAAAACAAACTCACACACATATCCTCCTTATGATCTTCTAAAACTAGATGAAGACACATATAGAATCTCATTGGCTATTGCTGGATTCTCCAGGGAAGATATTAATGTATCAGTAGAAAATGGAACTCTTATCATTAAAGGTGAGATTGTAGAAGTAACAGATGCTGAAGTGGTCCACAAGGGCATTGCTGGTCGTAGATTTGTACGATCCTTTGCTCTTGGAGAATACATGGAAGTAACTGGGGCTGAAATGAAGGATGGTATGCTACACATTAATGTAGACCGTATTGTGCCTGAAGATAAAAAGCCAAAATCTATTGAAATTAAGTAGTATAATTGGATAACATTCCGAAACCAAGACTTTAAAAGGTTTTTGTAACGGATGCTCTATCGATTAGAGAGTTAGCAGGAGTCGAATCTTCGTGGCTAATAGACCTGAGCAGTAGTCTATAAACTGCTCACCTTGACTTTCTGTGTCTTATAGGGTATACTTATTATATAACCGATTGGAGTAAATATGATTCACTCTTTATTTTTAATTCCCGCTTTTATTGCTGGCTATTTTGCATGCTATTTAGCAATGACATACAGAGTAAACCAAGATGACTAGAACACTGGTCTGTCCTGTTTGTAAAAAAGAATGGGAACTTCGTTGGGGCATCATGGCAAATGAAAGTTTATCTAGACATACAAAGGAGCACAAATAATGGCATGTTCATGCGGATTTTCTACTGACTATCCAAACTGTAATGGAACACACAAGGTAGTAAAAACAGTAAAGACAAAGTTGTTGCAAAAGATTAATGAGATTGAATTAGATCCAGATACCAAAGCAACCGTATTAAAAGCAATTACTGAACTTTAGGACCTTTAAACCCTATACCAATATTGTATCTTGGACTACCAGTCATTGGCTTTACCTCATGTAAGAACTTTGACTGGTATATAAGTATGTCTCCAGGGTTTGGCTTGTACTCTATACCATGATCTGGAAAGTTTATTTCTCCCCCAGAAAAATCATTATTAATATAAAACATACATATAAAGTTGTCCTTATTTTTTAACTTATCATCCTTATGAACACCCATGCCACCATCTAATAGTTTAGATACAGTTATGAACTTTTTCTTTAGTTCCATGTTGTCAATATTATATTTTGTCATGTAAGAATATATTGGATCAACCACACACTTTAGAAACTCTGATCTAAGAAGTGTCGCATCGTAAGAGTCTGTATCGCAAATGAAGTTCGGCAATTCCATTGTAAGGTGTGGCCTTCTGGATACTTCTGCTAGTGGATATGCTTTAGATGCTGATTCTATCAAGGATACCCAAGACTTTGGGTTTATGGGGACATTGAATAGTTCTATCTTGTCTGCTAAAGTAATCATGCTTCTCCAAATAATTTTTTGTGATTTATATTTTTAGATATAAAATCTTTATAGTCTTTATATTCTACCACTAGTGGGTCAATCCACCAGTCTTCAAAAGCAATTGAAAAATATTTTAAGTCTTCTACTACTAAGACATATCCAAGATCTGATAATATTTTTTGAGACTCTATCTTGTTAGATATATTGTCATATCCATTGTGCTCATATGTTATTACGGAGAACCTGTACTTATCCATAGGAAGGGCTTTTAAAGCCTCTAGCGTGGCTTCTGCGGGGTGTATATCCATCTGTAAGTAGTCTAACTGGGATGGAACATCATTAGATAAGAAATAGTTTAAGTAATCAAAAGATATTGCATCTTCGCACAAGGTTTTATTTTTTCTAGTTAGGTTGTAGTTTTCTGCACGGACTGGATCATTCTCAAAAGATACTCCACTCCAACCATACTCAGACTCAAGTAGGTAGGTGTTGCTATTTTTGGTAGGCCACCCAGCACCTAGTTCAAGGTAAAAACCATTTGTCTTTTCCTTTAATACATTTAAAACAAAAGACTCTTGATGTGCTTGACTACGGCTTTTTGGGAATAGTTTTATCATTGTTATGCTTGACTAGGTATGGCTCTATTCTAGATTTAATTCTGCCATCTTTGTATAGTCTTACAATCCAGCCATCTTTGATCTGCATTGGGTTAAACGAGTGTGCTTTTTTCTTTGGCATTATATCTCCGTCCAGAATAATGATAGTGTATATCTGATACCGCTTGTTACTTTTTCTACCCCATGCATATGGTTACTATCACCCTTAAAACAGATCATCATATTATCTTCTGGTTTAATGTGTAGATTATCATAATGAGGGAAGTATAACTCTCCACCATCAAAATCACTATTAATATAAATCATAGTGGAAAAATGTTTTGTCTTATAGTTTTGTTTAAAAAGTTCTATGTATTCATCAGTCATGCCGAACTCATGCATGTTGTCATAATTGTTTTCTTCATTATCTAAAACGTAGTCTACGTGAGGTCTTTGTTCTCTTCCCACTCTCCAACGATTCAACAAATACTGCTCATTCTTAACCTTTGTGTTAAATCTTTCTTCTATTTGAAGTTTTGCATCTTCTAAAATTTTATAATACATTGTTAAATCAAGGTTGTTTTGTTCTAGTATTGCTCTTTTATGTGGAGAAAGGTTTATAGACATGCCTTTCCAGTCTTTGATTCCAGTCCAGTAATCATCTGTTACTTCTTCTTGCTTTGGATATGATACGTTAAATTCATGATCCCAGTGTGCTTCTGTTTGAGTAACTATATCATTACGAATTTTATTAAACTCTTCTGGACTTAAAAAATCTTTTACAATTCTATAGTTTGGGTTTGTGTTATCAATAATCATACGGTGTAGGTTTCGTTTTGTACTCTTGTATAATCTTTTCCAAAGTCAGCAAACAATGCTTTATCTTTTTCACGATTAACAATACCCCTTGACCATGAAAATCCTGCGTCTCCGCCCCATGCAAGCCACATGATGTATCCGTTAGATGGGTTTGCTGAGTTACCCCAGTCCTTACCCTTCTTGTCTACTTCATGTCGTGAGAAGTATGAGTACATTCTTTTAACAGTGCTAAGAGAGATTGATTCTCCTCTTGCTAGTTGACCTGCACGAGTCCATCCTACAGATGTTCCAGCACCATTTGCTTTTCCATCTTCTTTAAACTTGATTGCTCTACGAGCAGCAGATCTTGCTCCTGCTGGTGGCGAGTATCCATCTGCCTTTGAAACTGTATCTGTATCATATTCAACTGTGTCATCATCTTCAAATAGATCATCTGCTTTTGCAGCAGGAACACAGTTAGGAACTGGCTTACCATTATCTCCTGGTTTCATTCCTCTTTGTACATATCCATCCCAACAAGGTGCTTGCTTATTTAAATCAGGGCAGCAATTGCTTTTCATCTCCCCTGCCTGACAGACAGGACAGTTATCGCAGTTTACATTTAATTCTTTACATGTTGGACATCCGCAACCCTCATAGGCCTTGCCTTGATATGTATCTGTTGGCATCATTGAGTCATCTGCTTTGCCCATCTGAGCATCAAACATTGCCATCCCTATTTCTGAATCCATTGTGTGATTTTCCATTTCTACTTTAGTAGCATCTTTGTACATCATTCCAATACTGTATGCTGTTGGTTTCCATGTACCGTTTTCTTCTTTGTAAACTCTAACAGCCATTGCTGGATTTTCTGGTGGCATTGACTGAATAGCGTACTCTGTTCCAGGAACTCCATACACTCCACCTTCTGTCATTATGTGTTCAACCATCCCATGAACTATTCCTTCGGATGTGGACCCCATTACAAAGTCACCTTCAATTATCATAATTAAATTATACCATGCTGATTTGACTTACCCCTATGACCTTGATATACTTATAATATGCACCAGTAGCCAAGTTGGTTAAGGCACCGAACTCATAATTCGGCTATCATAGGTTCAAGTCCTATCTGGTGTACAATATAACTAAATAATGTTTTGCGGATGTTGCATATTGGTAGTGCCTCTGCCTTCCAAGCAGAAGGGGTCAGTTCGATTCTGATCATCCGCTCCAGACCTCTGTAGTTCAGTGGACAGAACGTTGGACTTCTAAGCCAAGCGTCACAGGTTCGATTCCTGTCAGGGGTACTTTATTTTAGGTTGTGAAATCCTAGAGAAACTCCTGCACGGGGCTGTACTGTTTTTACGCTATGAAATCTATTCTTTGGACAAAAGATCATGTCTCCAACATTTAGTTCAAATATGTGGGATACGTCTTCTTCTGTAAGATCTTTTGCCTCTTTTTCTGATTCTTTGTATATTTTCCAAATACTGCTACCTTGTAGTTGCCAAAAAAATACGTTGTCGTAATCTGAATGTATGTTGTCGTTGGTTGATGCATCCGTTGTAAAATTAATATATATATGATGTCCTTCGCTGGGCCTTTCTTTCTTAGCATGTTTAGACTTTTGAAATAGTTTTTCTATACTATCAACAACCATGGATATTTTTTCATTCCTATCTGCTTTTCTTATCTTAAACCCTTTTCCATTATAGTGTGATTGATTGGTGTTTACATTATTTAGAATATCATTGTTTACTAATATAAATAGTTCATCCCAAGATACATTAAACGAAACCTTTTTGTTAAATTTAAATGGCTCTGCGTTTTTATAATTACTAATACACTCTTCTTCACTTAGTAATGAGTCTAAGTAAAATAGTCTTTGTTCTGTTGAATAGTCACTCATAGTGAATGTGGGGGGCCGAAGCCCCCCAACACCTTAGCCCTTCTTGGCCTTCACTGCTGTTTTCTTGACTGGTGCCTTCTTCTTTGGCGCAGTCTTAACTACACGATCTACCTCTGCAACACTTGGTAACTTACCAAATGCTGGATCGTTAGGGTTTGCTGCTCTTAGTGCAACGGGAATTACTGCTGATAGCAATGAGAATGCGAGATCCTTTGGATCTGTCACTCCTGCCATGTATAGCGCTGCAGCACCTGCGAGTACTGATCTTCCGTAAGATGCTAGAGCATTCTTAATTTGTGTATTCATTTTTTCCTCCTAGGATATAACTCGTGTTAGTGTTGTAAAACCAATCCATAGACCAATAATTCCTGCGACTCCCGCAAAAACTGGTGGTGCTGGTACTGGCAATTTGAATGCAGCAAACACGACGCCACATCCAAAACCTGTTAGTGTTGATAGAAAAACATCTTTCATAAAACTTCCTCTTCTTCGTTATCTTTTGGCAGCATATCTATAAGTTTATCATACGCTGGGATGATTTGATGAAATAATTGATCTGTTGGCAAGTTCATTAC